CCATCAGTACAAATAGTCTTGTACTTAGCACACTCATTACTTGGTCCAGAGCAAGAAATACCAAGTAGGTTCAATACAAAGTTAATAGCATCACCAAGAATGTTCAACGGAGCAGCAATGGCACCTAGGATAGACTGAATTGGTCCTAGAACACTCGATAGCAACTCTTCCATCAAAGAATTGATCTTTGAGAGAATGCCATTAACTAAAGCATCAACCTGACATGCCGCAGCGCGATAAATCTGATTGACAAAACTCATCAATACGTTTGTCAACCACTTTTCCAAACGATCACCTAGGTCTGCCATTTGACATCCAAGGTCTTTCAAAATTCTATTGAAGAATTCAGTGACTGGTGTCAATGCGTTGCCAGTATCGTTTGGATAGAGCAATGCTCTGATCAAATCTTTGACGCCATTCTGAAGTTTCTCAATAACAAATCCCTTTACCTTCGCAACAAACTTGCGAATGACTTTCATGAATTTGTTGACATACTTTCTAGCAGTGGCAATACCATCATATAGTCCACCAGTTGCTTCATTAACAAGATACGTTCCAATCTTGCCGCCATTGTTCTGTATTTCAGCAAGAAACTCGCCCAGAAGAATCTTACTCTTTTCAGAAATGTCTTGCTTGTCACATTTCTCTGCTACAGACTGACACCACTTTTCTTCTTTTATTCCTTTATACTTTCTACCTGCGGGTGGTACACGTAATTTACCATCCCCATCTACAGTGCCGTCATCCAAAGCACCTGTAGTTCTATTAGTTTCTTCTGATGGACCACCTTCTGGATTCTCTGGTGCTGGTTGTCCGTCAGTTGCTGGATTTACTGGTCTCGCAACCGTAGTGACATATGTTTGGAATGCTTTGCCATCTTCTGGTCTTTGATTTTTTACAACTGTTGTAGCACCAGGCGTTTGCCCGATAGAACCCATAATAATTGGTTTCTGCCTGTCATTATCAAGGTAGAAACCAATTACCCAACAGGATTCAATCAACTGAGGACTAGCACCACCAACGTTTCCTGGCATAAAAGGAACGTTGACAGGCATCATTACCTGCGCCCATGGCAATTTATCCGTACTTAAGATCGCCTTGTCTTCTGGGTGATCTCCTACGATACGGACTTTATAACGGTAACCGCCTTTGTTATTTTTTTCGTTACTAGCAGTTCCTTCAATTTGCCCTACCCACCAATTAAAACCGTCATGACCGATTCTATTGGTGGGCATCAAGCGCGATAATGCGTCATCCATACTTAGTTATCATGCAACTTACACTCTGGTGCTCCTGGTTCTTGATCACAATAGAGTTCGAGTGGTGAGGGATCATGATGATCTCCTGCCTCAATCTCTTCCTTATGATGCTCAACATATTCTTCCAAATCATGCAATTCGCCTTCAATATGACGACGCTGTTGTGGAGAAGTCAAAGGATTCTGAAGAATCTCTTTATCCTTCTCGATATGTTGTTCGATGCTGTCCATGTGTTAGTACCTCCATTTGTTATTTAGTGCCACGGTTTGACGGTTTATCCTTCATACCGTAGGAATCCCTAAAGAGTCGTAGGGTTGTTTTCAGTCTACCGTTTGTAGTATCCACGAACGAGTATTCTTGAGTCACCTCTCTGACAAGATATATGCCACTGCTCTCTTCGTCATAAGGTTGTTTCTTTCGTTCTACATCTGATAGTTTGCTTTGTAGTCTAATGTCTATTTTATCTCCAGAAGCAATCAATGGGTTGCCTGGTATTACAATAGTACATTGTTGATTCTGTAGCAACTCTGCTCTGGCAGCAGATTGAGCAGCATAGTATTTCTGCCAGTCAGCAAATTGAGTTGGTGATGTTGCGCCATCACCTGGATCTGGTGAGGCTGGTGATGGGTCATTGTACCATGATTCGTGATCTAGCATTACAGACATAATTCTACTCGGGAAATCAGAAAGTTCAATCTGATTTGAGGGAATCAACGAAATTCCTTCCTGTCCACCAAGGTGTGCCATATTGTCATAACTATCCTTGATTCTGTAGACATACTCCTCATATTGTCCTGTAGAGTGATTGAAGAACACCATCATAGACGAATACTTACCCTTTCGCAAGGAAGACATCAAATCTACCTCAGCGTTAAACATAGCATCGGAAATTAGAAATCTCTGATCAATTCCTTCTCTATTGGCAATTTCTTCTACATATGGTCCCCAAGGTTCTACTTTTAATCTATCACCAGCAAACTTTCCTCCTATTTCATCACACAGAGCATCAATTGAGAAGAAATTATATCCTCTAGTAGATTCCCAGAAAAAGAATCCAGCAGTTCCTTTGATTTGTTGTGCTGAACTGCCACTATTAGAACCACTTCCTCCAGTGTATTCTGTTTTCGAAGATACCGACTTATTTTGTATACTTGAGATTACGTCAAAAGGTCTCTTCCTATTGGCAATCATCTTAACATCAAATCTAGATGGTTCTGAGAAAAAATCTTTTTCTGTATTGAGTTTTCCTAATAATTTTTTGATAATTGCTTCTGGATTTCCCTCAAGTGGATCGGTTATCCTAAGAGTTTCATTAACAAGTGCCTCAGCAGAAATCAATCCCAGAGTGTATACCTGTTTCTTGTTTTTGACAATTCTATTGCCAATTTTCCAAACTCTAAAGTTGTAAACAATATTATCTTCCTGGAAAGAAGATTTTATCTGTACAGAAATTCCCTCGCTACCTTGAATAGGAAAACTGTTGATAAGATTTTTACTATCACTCAGAGTTAATGATCCAGCGATAAATGGAGATTCTAGACTTTCGTATAAAGTAAAGTCTATAATCATATCAGTTTCTAGAACAACCGACACACCGTTATCTGGTGTAGAAAGTATACACTTGGCTAGTCTAATATCAGATGCGTTTTGCTCAGTCATGATCAGGTCTTGGAATATATGCTATATGGAAGTGCAAATGCTGTCAATCCAGAATTTTCAAATGCTCCACCAGCAAATGTATCTGTATCTCCCATTTGCTGCTGACCGCCATAGTAGTTATTCACGTTGTTAATAATAGGTGGTAAAGTCATTGCGGTAGTAGCAAACATAGACTGAGTTTGAAGTTTATTAGCACTAGACAAGGGACTCATTTGTGGACTTAAAGAAGAAGTGTCACCCATTTTCTGCCTGTACCATGACATATCAGCAGCAGATGGAGTGAGTCCACTAACTGGCGTGGTGGAAGAAGTATTATCTTTTTTGATAAATCTGCTAAAATCTGGAGCAACATAGTCAGATGGTCTAACTGAGTTTGGACCAGTTTCGTAATAATAATGAGCGAAGTTTCCTTTCGTATCAAACATAGGATCCGCACCAGCAACTCTATTATGAAGTTGAGTTTGACCCTTAAAGTCAGTTCTTCCCTCTAATCTCTGAAGAGAAGCGACAATTCTTGCTTGACCTTCAGGAGACTTAAGACGTTTTACAATGTCAGTAACATTCGCATTTGCTAGATATCCCTCAAATTGAGGGTGTGCTGTACCTTGTCCTGCTGTAACTACATCCGTAACAGTATTTGGGAACTTACTAGATGCGACTCTGTTTAAGATAGCACCAGCAACTAGATATTGATCATCGCCAGGTCCTGCTTCACCAGCAATTGTTTTAGCCATTTGGATGTAATCTTCATCAGACAATCCTTGTAATTGACCGCCACCTTCGCCAATGTCGAGAGTTTCACTTCCAGCAGTAGCACCTGGGCGGGGACCTCCACCAGGACCATTACCATTTCCAGCAAATGGATTTGGAAAACGCCAATTCCCAGGATTTAAACCTTGGAACATTCCTCCAATCTTTTCTTTTAGATCATCAAAGATACCTTTGAAAGATTCTCCAAATTGTTCCCATCCACCCTGTTTTTCATAATATTCAGAAAGTCCTGCTGCTTGAATTTTAGCAAATTGACTTTTATTTTTCTTTTGTGCGTCAATAATACCTTGACCAAATTTCATGAACGTTTGATCGTTCAATGGAGTAACAATTTCAGGACCCGCTTCACCCATAAGTGCGTTAACTGGTTGCTTACCCGTAAGTAGACCACCTTTAGCGAATGGAACTGCTCCCATGTCTCTAGCGAGCAAGAATCCGTCAAGAGCTAAACTTGCTCCAGCACCGACACCAGTGGCACCCATCAAACCAGAAGCAATTTCTAAACCAGCACCCAAGTAGTCAGGTGGATTTTCAAATAATCTACCAATACCAAAAGCAACACCAGCAAGACCAGCAACAACAGGAATTTTCTTGAGTAGAGACTTACCACCTGCTTTAGCAAGCATTCTCGCAGCAGATCCTCCTCTAGTTAAACCTTTTGTTAAAGCTTTCTTACCAGCAGGACTCTTTTGGACAACATTAGCAATTGTCCTAGTATCAGCACCAGAATCTGCTAATCTAGCGATACCACGAGCAACATCTGTTCCTTCATCAATTTTATCTACATTGACCAACGCTCTCGATGCGTCATCAAACAATGGATCACTAACATAAAGTGTTCCACCTTCTGCTAAAACTCCAGATGTGCTTAGAGATCTTAGCAAATCAAGATTTCTACCGCCAAGTTTAATTGCTTTTTTCCCAGCAGTTTTAGCACGTTTTGGATGTTTTATTATGTTTGAGACAGCTTTGACTGCTTCTGGATTTGCTTTTTTCGCTATTGTATTTGCGATTGTTCTACCAGCTTTAGCTCCGCCAGTCGTAACTAATTTCTTTGGAATTGGATTTTTTCCAATTTGCGTAATTGGTGAAGACATAGCACTAATAGCACTAGCGCCTGCTCTACCTCCAGTTACAGCAGATCTAATACCCATTTGAGTAGACTGAACTGCTGCTCTTGTCGCTTTACTACCAAATTGATTAATCGCTCCTGTGCGTCCAGACAAGAAACTTATGGCGTCCATCATGTTGAATCCGCCTTTCGCTAGCGGTCCACCAGATCCACCAAATCCCTTACCTGTTAGGAGACCCTTTACATCACCGCCAGATAGTCTACCGACACGACCTCTTTCAATCGACCTTTCTTCTCTTCTAGCACCCATACGGGACTGCTGTCGCATGATATATTGCATGAATGCTTGCTGGAAAGCACCATTCATCATGATGTTTCTCGCCATGTCTGCTTGACTGGTGGCAAGATCACTCATACCATCACCAACTCGCACCAATGCCTGAGCTACATTATCTACACTTACTTGTACTGCTCTCATTCCGCCAGTTATGGCAGATGACATTGGAACAATAGCTTGACTGGTTTGATTAGTAACCTGATTAATTACTTCACTGTATTTGTAGTCAAACCCGCCGCGAAACCTCTGTTTATAATTTTTAGTAGGATCTCTTCCTGCTGGTGGATCAGACTGGAATCTGCCCCTGGTTCTGGCAATCCTATCACCGCCAAATCTTGAACCAAGGGCTCTTTTGAAAAAATGTCCTTTACCAATCCCCGCCTCTTCTAGAGACGTATTGTTCATTTCTGCCTGTTTAGAAGCAAAAGCACGTTCCTCTCGTGCCATATCAGAAGCTTGCTTAATACGATTTCCAATCGATTTCGCAATGCCGCCGAGATAGTCTCTATCTCCTCCTCTAGTATCGGTATAACCAACTGTTCCTGCTGCCATTACCTTTGTGCTGCTTCTTGTTGTTGTTTGACTTGTTCCAGATGTTGCATCAGTAGAGCTAGGTAAACCTGACGCTCAAAAGGAATCATATTTTCAATTTCACTCAAACTATATTTATGGTGGTGAATCAAGGCAAAGTTAGTCTTATAATACCCTTCCATACTGTTATGGAAGAGTGCTATCCGAAAAAACTCTGGAGACCTCTCAATGTATATTCAGATTCTACACCAGTGTTTGGATTAACGACCGAAAATGTATGCTCTAGTCTAGGAGCAGTTGCGAAGAATTCTTGTAATTTTTCCAACTGACTATTCGTCAGTGATTCTACGAACTGAACGAATTCTTTCTTACTAGTTGTAGATTCGTCATATACTTCCTCGCCCTGGAAAATCTGATCAATAGATTCAGCAATAACCTTGGTGATATCGTCTGCAGTAAGTTCTTTTTCAGAAATATTACCTTCGACAAATCTATCAAAAGACGGATATCTCATAATTACGCCAGTATCGTCAGTTAGCATAATTTTGTTAGTATGTCCCTCTGGGAAAACAACAGCAACAGAGGTAAGGTTCAAATTGTACCTAACTTGAGTTTCCTCGTCATCTTGACATGTTACCATAAGTTCTACAATTTCGCCAACTGACACAGCACGAATATTGAGAAAAATGTATTCTAAGTCAAAAGTTGCTAGATTCTCTAACTTGATTCTTGTACTAATACACGATTTAAGAAGATTTAGCGTTGCATCTCTAATACTCTTCTCATCTTCCGACTCCATCGCCATTAAGAGGACTTTTTCCTCTTTTACCAAAAATGGACGATATTTAATCTTTTTTCCAGTAGAAGGAACTTCCAACTCATAGGTTGGCAGATCCATTGTTGGCAATGCCATAATGTGTACCTCAGGTCATATGTATATTTATCGCGACTTTTTCAGTCAAAAATTAGCGGAAAAAATTTTCCCACTTTCATGGAACTCAAGATTCAATTTTCCTGTACTTAGCACTATTGCTAATATCGTTAGAAAGAATAGTATGTTTTGTATAGTAGAACTGTGCTGTCACCTTTGTGATCTGAGATGTTCCGAACTGTAATGGAACAGCATCAATAGCAAAAGGCCATGCTCTTTCTAATCTATAAGTAATTGGTGCTCTCTCGGTTGAACCATTACCGCCCATTTCTGTTTTAGTAATAAAAATTGTCGTACAGTAAGAAGCTGGATATTGTAAACGATGAGTTCTATTTGCTGCTGGTGCTCCCTCACCCTGCTGTTTTTCTAGAGACATTTCATCTTCATAAGATACTGGTCTTTCGTTATAAATGAAACCATACCAGTCTTGTAAGAATTTCAACGGGGACATATTAGCATCACACTGAAATCCTAACTGAAATTCACTAAAAACTCTAGTGTGTGGATAATTTACCTGACCTTCTCCTAGGTATCTCCCTTTCAGGGTTCCTGTAGCAGCAGAACTATTTGGAAGTTGTGCTTCTTCACAGAGCATTTCAAAAATGTTGGTAGTTGACGAAACACCAGGAATAGGAACTGGTGGATTATCAAACTTCACAACAAAATTATTGGAGAGTGACATTCCGCCATTCGCCGTCATTGCTGCGATAAAGCTGTTCATTGACACGCTAAATACCTATGTTGGTCCTTCTATATTTATGGCGTACTCTGGTTTTTACAATCCTGTAAATCCTAAGAAGTATCGTGGCAACCCAACTAACATCGTTTATAGGTCACTATGGGAACGAAAGTTCATGGTGTTCTGTGATAATAACCCCTCGATAATAGAGTGGGGGAGCGAGGAAATAATTATTCCATACCGTGCTCCCGATGGTAGAGTGAGACGATACTTCCCAGACTTTTACATCAAAGTAAAAGAAAAAAGTGGTAAGTTAACCAAATATATTATCGAGATTAAACCCAAGAAACAAACAAAGCCCCCGAATGAGAAAAACAAAAAAACTGCTGCCTATCGTAATGCTGCTCTGACTTACGCAAAGAACC